CAGGCATTACACCATCTTCCTTTGCCGCTTCGTAGTCGTAGAAATACTTTTGCGACTTCGTGAGCAAGAAGAGGTGTTCGTGACTGCGCGTAGGTCTGTCCTTGACCGCCTCTGGCATAGGGTTCGGCTTCGCCCAAATAATGTCGGATCGGAGATACCAACCATCTTGACGTAAAGCGACTGCGAGCATCCACGGGACACCGATGAGGTCTTTCGGCTTCAGTCCGGCGTTGTCCAACCACTCTTTGCGATTACGGACGTTGGTCGGGTGCTGTCCACCAGCCTGTGAGATGCCGGTCTTGTTGTAGTTTCCACCACCGCCGCCTGCATAACTGTCCCCGATGTTGAGCCAGAGTGTCCCATCATCAGTCAGAACGCGCCTGACTTCACGGAACACCTCAACCATGTTCTCAACGTATTCTTGCGGAGTGTCCTCAAGTCCGAGTTGAGCGTCAATGCGAGTTGCACCACACTTCTTGCACAACCTCTTGTATTGACCATCTGCGGAGAACTTGTTTCTGTGACCCTTGCTCGACGGGCCACCTGTAGGGGGTGCGATGTGGTCGCAGTCTGCTGATCCACCTTCCCACTCACCCGTGCCGTAGTCTCGCAACCCGAAGTACGGCGGCGATGTGATGCAAGTTCGCACGCTCTTGTCCGGGATTTCACTAAGTCTGGCCAGAACGTCACCGACGAGAATGAGGGCCTTGCTCACAGAACCGTGACCTCATTCATCAAGGGAGCAGCATCGGCAATCCTGCGCTCTGCAATCTCGGCGTATTCGGGGTTTAGTTCGGTTCCTACGAAGTTTCTACCATGACGGAGTGCGACAACGGCAACCGTGCCACTTCCCGTAAATGGGTCGAGAACGGTGTCTCCGGGTCGAGAACCGGCGAGAATACATGGTTCGACGAGTGCCTCTGGCATGACCGCAAAGTGAGCACCCTTGAAGGGCTTGGTTGGAACAGTCCAGACGCTCCGCTTGTTCGCGCCTTTCACCTCATCGTATTCGATTGCGACACGGGTGTATCCCTCATCGGACAAGTTCCCGTTGCGACGAGCAGCAGCCATTCCACCACTCGTTGCCTTGACCGGCTCCCTGATGGGTTCCATGTCGCAGTAATACTTGGACTTCTTCGTGAGAAGGAAGACGTACTCGTGGCTCTTCGTGCAACGGTCACGGACGCTTTCGGGCATCGGGTTTGGCTTTGACCAAATAATGTCTTGTCGCAGATACCAACCGTCATCTTGCAAGGCAAGGGCAACTCGCCACGGGATACCTACTAAGTCCTTCGGTTTGATGGTCGGGTGGCGGCGATCCGTTGGTCGGGTTTCACCTCTACCGACAATGTGATGTTGCTTGCCCATAAGGGTCTCGCGCTCGGTGTGGGTCGCACTCCACGCTTGGTTTGACGCGCCCTTTCCACCCCAATAACTATCTCCGAGATTGAGCCAGACAGTTCCATCGTTCGCCAGAACCCTGTGGATTTCACGGAACACCTTGACCATTGAGGCTACATACAGTTCGGGTGTGTCTTCTAAGCCGATCTGTGCGTCAATCCTGTCTGCACCGCATCGAAGGCAAACACTCCGATCACCTCTGGTCACACGCTCGGCAAAGACAGCCTTCGCATCTGCGTCAGGGGCCGAGATGGTGTGTTCGCAGTCAGGATCACCGCCTTCCCATGAGGCAGTTCCATAGTCACGGAGACCGAAGTATGGGGGGCTCGTAATGCAGGTCTGCACACTGCCTTCGGGGATTTCACTCAGTCGCTCTAAGACGTTTCCGAGCAAGATAGTGGCCTTCACAATAACTCCTTCAAGTGGGTCAGTTGGTTCCCTTGCTCAGTCAGCAAGTCGTAGTAGTGGAGAGAGGTCATTACGCATTGACCTTCGGTGAGGTCAAGGATCGTCGTGCAGAACTTCTTGAGTTTGCGCGGCAGCCGCTTCGCACCGACGATGGTGTAGTGCTTCCCGTTGGGCTTGACCGCCCATGCCTTCCGAGAATGGTATTTCACTAGAAATCGTGCGCGCAGTAGGGGCAAGAGAGGATTTGGTCGCCGGCGATCCTACAGCCGCGCAGTGGTGCATCGGCCTCAACGAGTTCTTCCTCAGTCTGGAAGACGTGGTAGCACTCACCGCACTCGCGGAATGATGTGTCGTAGCCGGTCTCGACCGTGTGGTGAATGAGGCACACTTGCTCACTCACCGGCTTTGGGACAGGCGTGAGTTCGTCACCTTGCCAGACTTGACCGTTGGCTTCGTAAGTGATGATGACAGCGGCCTCAACCCTCTCAATCACCACTTGCTCGCCCCACGGGGTCAATGCCTTGTCTCCGGGACCGAACTTGGCAGTTGCTACGCCGACATGCTCTTGGGTCATGGTCTAGTTGCTTGCTCTTGCGCTGCCGCGACAGCGAGAGTGGCATGAACCTGCGCCGCGAGAGTATGAAAGGCGATTTCACCGTCAATGTCCTTCGTTGGAAGGTAGATGTTTACGGGTGTTTCGTCTTGCTTCATCCAGTCATCAACCGGAACGCTCTCTGGCTTGGACTTCAGGCTGGTGTAGCAACGCACCGCCGTCAGGTGCAGTTCGGCACTTCTGGCGTGGTCAATGGACTGCTCAAGTGGTTCTCTGGTCATGGCTGTCCTCCTAGTCGGGTGATCTCTTGGTTGACGTAGAACACGGCCTTCTTCAAGTCCTCAATGGTCTTGTCCGGGTTCCCTGCGTCCTTTAGTCCTGCTCGCCACAAATACTTGATAGCGTTGCCGACACAGAAGTTGCGGTGTTGCGTGATGGCGATGCACTCAATCCCTGACGGATCGCTTGTGTAGTGCGGCGGGTGGTTCACCATGTCCGCGTCTTGTGTCATGCGCCTTCCTTCGGTAGAGGTCTTGCGGTCAGGCTACCAGTCCGGCAACCCGACCGCAAGGGCGGTTCACCTCAGAAGAACCACGACCGCTTCACGGAGGCGGGTTCAGTCACCGGCTCGATGACCGGCTCAGGTGCGACGGGAGTGAACACACTCTCGGTCTCTTCCTCAGTTGCGACAACCGGCGTCGGTGCGGGTTGTGCGGTGGTGAAGATGGGCAGTTGGCTGGCGATGGAGCGCGTTGTCCAGTCCTCAACGTGACTGCTCGGCTCTCCGGTGATCGGGTCGTAGCCCTCAACCTTGACCTTCACGACGCGTCGTGCGGCGTCCCCTTCGTAGAGGTCAATCACCGTTGCCTTGTGCCAACGGTTTGCAATCTGCTTATAGACGGTCTGGCCGACCGTCATACTGCGTCGCTTCATCTGTTCTCCTAGTGAGTTGGTATGTGGTGATGCGCCGTAAGTCAATCACAGTCTTACGGCATTGTCAAATCGGTTAGTCGATGTAATCAACCTCTGCGCCGCAAGAGCAAGTTGCCTTGACGTGGCAAGCGAAGGGTGATACCGGCTCAAGGTATTCCTGTTGCGCCCACCCATCGGCCTCACAAGTGAGGTGGAGCACTCCGTCGTACAGAATACCGACGCTACGGTCTGCCGGTTCATACGCCCACCCAGCCGCGAACAGTTCCATCTTCTCTAATAATCCGTATCGCATCTCTGCCTCCTGTGCAGTTGGTTCATGTTGGTTGGTTATTGTCTCACATAAGTAAGGCGCGGTCAAGTCTCAGTAGGCGGCGCGCATCTGCTTGGCCAAACGCTCGACAGTCTTGTAGTTGGCAATCTCGGCGCATTGACCGTAGTGACCACCTTCGCTGATCGCTTGGCTCATGGTCTCGCAGACCAACATGCGCGTCACGGGTTGTCCTGCGTTGCGGGCCCAAACGCTGATGTGGAGTGCAAGTCGCTCTGCCGCTTGTGTCTTCGTCATCTTCGCTCCGTTCTCCATAAGTCAATCGTGACATAGTGCGAAGATAAAGTCAAGGCGAGAGACAGGATTTACGCCCCTCTCTAAATAATCTTCGATTGCCCTTGACTTTGTGACAACCGTTGTGCATAATAGATGTGTAGTAAGAACTGACCACGAGAGAGGCAAACAAATGCGAGACTTCAACTCACGAGACTTGGACACTTGGCTCCGTTCACCATACGACGATGCCGAAGACTGCGACGAAGAGACAACTGCCGGCGAAGTCACTTGCCAGCGATGCGGCACGACTTACGAGACTGACTGGGCCGACCGCGAGTGGGTCGATGGTGACATTCGATACACCGAGGCTTGTGAGGGTTGCAACATTCCCTTCACCATCGTTATCGGCGGTTGGGACGGTGGTGTGTGCAAGGACAGCATCGCCGAGGCCAACGGTTGGGACGACCCCGACTTCGTGCCGAACACGGTTCGCCCCTACTTCTACAGCAAGGTTGTTGCAGAGTGGAAGTTGATGCAGTACCAGATGTGGAGCACCGAGAACGCCTACGAGGCCCTCTACTACCGCATGGCAAAGAACTGCGAACAGCAAGAGTTCCCGAACAGGTACTACAGCAAGGAAATCGGTTGGTAGTCTCAACCGATTTGACAAGCGCGCTAAGGTGCGCGACAATGAACGACCAACTGACTTAGGAGAGAGACAATGACCGACCAGAAACTCGTCACGCGTTTCATGTATCCGCCTTCCTTGTTCGTCTTGTGCGAAGAGGCGGGTATCAACGCGATGCAAGGGGAGAAGTTCACCGATCAGGATTGGGCCGACTACCTTGGGATTGACTTAGGTGAACTGCCTTACTACATGCTCGATGACGAAGAACTTGAGATGTTCTTGACGATGTATCCCGATTGGGAAGACAACCCCTTCGGTGATGACGAAGACGAGGCAGAGGTCTTTCCTGACTTGGCCCCTGTCGTTCCGATAAGCGCGGCTAAGGCGAAGACTAAGGCGAAGAGCGAATACGACGAACCGTCAATCTTCGCCAACACCTTCACGACGCCAAAGGTTCCTCACTACCTAGTGACGATCCACTAGTCGCAACAACTATCTCGCCACCCGCACGCTCGGCACTTGTAATGGGCGTGTTCGGGTGAGAGGTCGCTACCGCAGTGCGGACACTCGGGGAAGATAGCGTAAGGGTTGCACTCAGGCGACCCCTGTTGCCCCTCTACGCCCGCCATGTCGGTTGGTTCTGCGGCAAGTGGAGTTTGGCAACCTCAGCACTCGCAACGGCTTGCTTCGTGGCGCGCTCGTACTCTTCGTCAAGTCCACTTGACAAGATAGCGATCACCTCTTCGGGCGGGTTGCTTGTGATCTGCGACAGAGCGTTCACGGCTCGGGTGAGCATGGCGCGCTCTATAGCGTGCATACGCTTGATGGCCTCAATGCCAACCTGAACGGCGATGCCTTCAGCATCGTCATCTTCGATGCCACTTGGCACTTGTTCCTCAGCCATCTAGTTGCCCTTTCATTAGTTCTAAGTCAATCCCGAGCGTCTCGCTAATCACCTTGAGGGCTGCGGTGAGGCGCGCCATGTTGTCGGCGTGTCGCTGCTCGACAGGTTGCGGGAGAATAATCATCGTGCCTTCTGCCGCCAACTGCGTCAAGAGACCGTTCCACATCTCAATCATAAAGACGATGGTTTCCACCGCAGCGTCAAGGGCCTCTTCGGTCGCTACGACGCGCTGGACGTCTTCGGGGAGTAGGGCATCGTAGAAGTCCGACTTGCCGCCGACGAGACTGCGAACACGGTTCAGCAAGCGTTGGTAGGTGGACACGCGGCTACCCTACCACTCTTCGTCTTCGTAGGAGTTGATGATCTTCACGATCTTCGCAACGGCTGTGCGACTTGTCTCACCCCGACGGGCGTAGAAGACTGAGTTCCCGTCAACGTCAAAGATTTCCCACTGCTCTTCGTCGAGTTCGTAGGCCCACGGGCGCGGGTGCTCGTCAAACAGGAGCATCATTCCACCTCCACGACATAGGTTCCTTGACCGCAAAGGTCACATAGTTCCGACCCTCTTCGATAACCGTTTCTTGCTTGATGACGCTCTGCGCTTGGATACCTGCGCCAACCGCATAACGGATCGCTTCGTCGTTCGGCAACTCCCCACCGACGAATGGCACTCGCACGGGTGCTGGCTCTAGTGAAATCCAATCCATGTCGCCATCTCCCCACTCGCCGGCGGCTTGCCAGCCCTTTGACTTGGCAGCAGCAAGGGCGACTTCGTGCGATTTCACTAACTCGCTCGCCTCAAGAGTGCCGAGAATACGAGATTTCACTACAACCTCAGTCGTGTCGGACACGGGCTCGATTGCACTTACCGCAACCGTGTCCCCACTGATCTCAAGAATGGTTCTCATGCTTGGAAGTTTATTCCATAGATGGAGAACACTACCCTGCAACCTGTTCGGTTTCCACCTCAGCAAGCGTATTGACCATCGCTAGGAACCGTTGGGCTGCTCCGAGCGCGGCGTCTTTCGTCGGGAAGTCTTCGCCGTGCACGTACACGTCTGAGGGTGTGGCCGTGAAATACCACCAGAAGACCCACTTCGGGAAGGCGTAATACTGCCCGCGCTCGTCAATCTTGTGAGACTCAATCCAGAGGTTGAGTGACCCCTCTTCAGCATGAAACTGCTCTTCGATGCGGTCAGAGGCGTGAGTAGTTTCCTGTTTCCATGTAATCGGTGTCATCGTTCTCCTTGCGGTAGCCAAAGTTCCCCGTTGCGAAGGATCGGTTCGCAACCCTCAATCGGTGCGGTCAAGGTGGTGATACGAACCCTTGCCTCAGCCATCATTTCGTCGGCGCGGGCAATACTCTCGTCCCAAAGGGCGTGATCGTCAGTTGAGTAGTAGCGGATCAAGTGGACGATACCGGCCTGAATAATCGCCCGAGCGCAATCAGCACAAGCGGCCCAGACCGCGACCATCGTTAGTCCATTCGTGCAGATACCGCGCCCTGCCGCCCTGTAGATGGCATTACGCTCGGCGTGCTCGACATAGGCATACTTCGTCGGTCGCTCCCACCGTTCTGCGCTCTCGTCCACTCCATTAGGAAATCGGTTCACCTCAAGGGTGTTCAAGTGGACGTTCCCTGTTGGACTGACGAGAAAGGCGGCGTTCTGAGTGGACGGATCGGGTGATTGCAGTGCAGTCTCAATCGCTAGGCGTATCCACCCGTACTGCGCCTCGACAGAGGGCGCGCCCACTAGTCTTGCCCGAACATGCCGCGAAGGAGTGCTGTGAACGTCAAGAGACCTACGACGCAGAAATACGCGACCAGACCGGCACGAACTCCCCAGACGAGAATAGCGACAACCGGCGCAAAGGAAACGGCGATGCACAAGACCATAACGGTCAGCATCAGGACGAACTCAAGCAACTTCATGGCAACCCCCTAGTAGTCGGGAGAAACCTATCAGAGATGATTTAGGCGCGCAAGCGCGTCCTACTCACTCCACCGGCGGCAGGCCTTCCTGTCGGCCTCTCGCTTCTTATTGGTGATCCGGACGGCGTTGCCACCGCGCCACGCGGTCAGGGTTCCCCCGTTGGCGAAGTGCTCTTCGCGGCGGCGGCCCTTCGCTCCCTTGAGTGCTTGCTTCGTTGTCTTATCCATGCCGATAAGTATCTCATAGGGACGCACCATTCGCAAATCAACCCGTGATAGGTTCACCACTTGACAGAAAGAAAGGCCACTTGTGCTCCGTCGCTTCAATCCTATTTACCGCTACCGACTTCGCCGCAGTAAGCGACGCCACCCGTCTAGCCGTTAGGACTTGACATAAAGTTCCGAGCGTGGTAGCCGTCCTGCTTCATGGTGATCGGCGGCTACACGACGCGGAGTTGCGGGCGCGGCGTGAATGGGTGTATCGTCCCGCGCGCGTCCATGAGCCTGACCTCTCCCTCTCGCCACACTTCGCCGGTGAGGTTCGTCTTCGCTCGCTCGATGGCGATGAGGTCATGCGCCATCACCACGGCCTCGTCCACATCGTCGGCATAGACATACAGATTGCGCGTCCGCTTGCCGGCCTTCGCTCTGAACCAATAGGTAGTCACTCCATCACCTCATTAGCGAAGTAGCCCAACACGAGCACCATGACCACGTAGTAGATGGCGGCCCACATCACACCGAGGCCCAAGCGACCGGCGAAGGTGCGAGCGTGGACGTTATAGAAGTGGCTAACGACGAGACCGACTGAGGTGAACGCACTGAACCCGTGAACATACTTCGCCCACGGTGTCCAACGGAGCCGACGCTTACGACCATGCTTTGCCTTCGTCACAGCGCACCATCTTCCTGTAGCCAGCCGTAAGCGCGACGCGCTGCGGCGTTGATCTGACGAACCGACGCTTCACTCCACCGACTAATGAGGCCGTTGCACTCAATCTCGTCAAGCACCTTCTTCGCCACATCGTCGGAGACCGTGAGGGCCTTCTTGATGAGTGAGAGTTCCCAAGTCATCGAGCCACCTCAACGCGCTTGACTTCGATGGGGCTTCCGTGATACACGAACGACAAGTCTTCGTGACGGTTGGCGCGCAACATGCGGACTGCCTGCGCGTAGTCTTCATTCGCCAACGGTGCGGCGAAGACCAACTCGGCGGTGAGGAACGCCTCAACCTCTTCCCAAGTTCCGACGCGCTTGCGGCGGTTCGGCGCGCTCGGCTTACCAAAGGTCGCGGTGTAGGTCGGGAAGAGAAGAGCCCGAACCTCTTGAGCCGCGACAGTTGCCGTGACCATCTCTTCTTCGCTACGCACAAACCGCGTCGCTAAGTCAATGAGGTTCATGGTCTCTGCATCTATGTTCTGCATGGTGATCCTTCCTAGTCAGTTGTTGCAGTGAGGGAATGATACACGACACGAAGACACGCGTCAAATCGTGAGAGCAGTTGGACACACACGCGCAGTCAATACGACTGACCAAATGACGCGCCCTTGCTCGATGGTGCGAGAGTGTAGGGTCGGAAACCCCAGTAATCGCTTGCCTTCTAAGAAATGTTTGCGATTGACTTGACAATGCAACACCGGCACTGCACAATGGTTTACGAAGCAGCAACACCTGACCACGAAAGAGAGAAACAAATGCCAAGCATCAACCGCCACCAACAGCACGCTCGCCAGAATGAGGCCTTCGCCTTGCGAGCAGCAGGCGAGACCTACCAGACCATCGCCTACCGTTTGGGCTACGCAAGCACCGGCAGCGTGCAGGCAGCAGTCCGAGCCGCCGCCGAGCGACAGGGCGTTGCAATCCCGAACACTCGTCGCAACCCGCGTCGTAGCGTTCGCCCGACCATCGCACCGAGCACCTTCTCGGTGAACACGGTTGCCGACCTTCCCTCTACCCGCACCTTCGGTTGCGAGTTTGAGTTCTTCGGCATCAGCATCACGACGGCGGCAGCAGCACTCCGAGCCGCAGGCCTTGATGTGGTCACGCCCGGATACACGCACCAAGTCATGCGTCAATGGAAGATTGTGACCGACGCATCGGTGGACGGTTCGGGCCTCGAACTTGTGAGCCCCGTCCTCAGCGGCACGGCAGGCATCGCCCAGATGAAGGCGGCCCTCAAGGCACTCGCCGACGCCGGTGCAGTCGTGAACAAGTCGTGTGGGTTCCATCTCCACATCGGTTGCTCCGACATGAACGGTTCCGACCTCATTCGGGTCGTGAACCTCTACGCCGCCAACCACACGGGGATTGACATGATGCTCGCACGGTCACGCCGCAACGACGCCTGTTTCTACGCTCGGCACATTCCGGCGAACTCGGTTGTCCGCCACGGTGCCTTCACTCAGGTCGGGCAGTCGGGCAGCAGCATGGGCCTCCGTTCCGCGATTGACAACATCGGCACTCGCTACTACTCGGTGAACCTCAAGTCGTTCGTCAAGTACGGCACGATTGAGTTCCGCCAGCACCAAGGCACCCTCAACGGTGACAAGGCAGAGGCGTGGGTTCGGTTCATTCTCTCCTTCGTCGAGGCCGCACACGCCGACCGCGTGAACGGTAGCCTCGGCAACCGCGACGAGATGATCGCCGCAGTGTGCAACGGAACCGACGCAGCGATCGTGGGTCAAGTGGCCTCACGGTTCGCACTCGCCTAATCCCCTCTCGCGAACCTGCGCCTGATTTGACATTGGGCGCAGGTTCGTGAGACAATACTCAACCAACCAATCAACTGACCAATAGAAAGAGAGCAACAAATGTGTGGCATCGCAGGCTTCTGCCTCCACCCCGAAGAGGAAGTAAACGCTAAGAGACTGTCTATGGGCCTCTTGACGCAGATTGTCAAGAGAGGTCAAGACGCTACCGGCGCGGCATGGGTCGAGTACGACAACAAGACCAAGCGTTCGTCCATCACGGTCAGCAAGGCCCCGGTGTCGGCGCATCGCTTTGAGCCGTTCATCGCCCCTATGCCTATCCGTGCTCGGCGTGCAATCTTGCACACGCGTTGGGCGACGCAGGGTTCACCTCAAGACAACCTCAACAACCACCCGATTGTCTCCGGTGGCATCATCGGTGTCCACAACGGCGTCTTGCACAACGACGATGCCGTGTTCGCACACATCGGTTCGGAGAGGTTCGGACAAGTGGACAGTGAGGCGGCGTTCGCACTCATTGACTACACCTCTCAACACCCCGCGAATGTTCTGTCTTCACTCAAGGGTCGGGCGGCGTTGGCATGGTTCGATGCTCGCGACAAGCGCGACTTGCACCTTGCCCGCGTGAGTGACAGTCCCCTAGTGGTCGGTGGCACGGCGAAGGGTTCTCTGATCTTCGCCAGCACCTTGCCCTTGTTGCTCGCCGGTGTGCAGCGTTCGGGCTTGACCTTGACGTGGACAGAGGAAATCGAAGAGCGCACTTACCTCCGAGTTCGCAACGGCGAGATTGCCGATTGCTACCTCATCGGTGAGAGTGAGAAGGCAATCGCATGAACGACTTCGCCACCTACATCTATCCAACCGAGCCCGTATGGCGAGTGACGTGGGGGAGGGAGGTCTATACGGCCTCCAATCCCTACGACATTCTCGCCGCCATCGGTGAGAGTAGCCACAACCCTCTTGACCACAAGTGGCCTAAGCGTGGACTTGCCTACCGAGCGTTCTTGCAGTATGCAATCCTGATTGACGAGGAACTGCCTGACGGAATGTTCCTTATGAAACTCGCCGAATACGGTTTGATTACCGTCAAGGTGTCCGGAACTAAGCCGGACGACGTCCTAAGCCAAGCAGTCGAGTTCGCCGCACAATGGTACGGCATGCCGGCTGAAGGCGAAGGTGTAGTAAATCCCCAACCAGAAGAAACGGAGTAGTAATGAACAGCAGAGACAAGAGGGTTGTTGCAACCTTGAGCCAAGCGATCGCTGCGATGGCAGAAGATAACTTCACGAAGTCCACTTCGTATGTTGCTGCCGCCATCGAACTGATCACCTCACGCCCTCAAGAGGCGCAGAGCGCGTCGGTGGCCCCAGTGGTTGCCAAGCAGGCCCGTAAGCGCAAGACGCGCCCGTACTCTCGCCTGACGCCTGTCCAGAAGGCGATGGTGCAGCGTGCCTACAAGCAGGGGACGAATGTCACGACGATCAGCAAGCAGTTCGGCATCTCCAAGCAGAGTGTTTACAACTATGCGAAGGCCGACCTGTCTGCCGTGGCAGAGGTGTCGTTCCTCTAGGGCCTTGCAATAGGGTGGTGACGGTCTCTCTCTACCGTTGCCACCCTATTTGCGCGTCTAGATTGACCAGACGTTGCGAGACATGATCCCTACCGGATCAACAATCGGCGTTCGCTTCCTCAGTCGAGAGCCTTGCAAGTTGAGTTCAGCAATCGCCCAGACGAGCGCGTCCACTCGGTCAGGAGATACCCGTCCCCGACCACTCTCGCCCGGTATCCACGTGGTCATCTGTTCCTCTAGGAGAGCGAACTTCGATGGGTCGCCTACATGGTGAACGCGTCCTTGTTCGTAGAGGGCCACGATGGGTTCGGCGCGGGCCTTCTTGTTCTCGCGAGCGTTCGGCCTGACGATCGGCAAGTCGGGTCGCTTCGTGCGGAGACTCATCTCAAGCAGTTCCCTGCCTTGATTGTCTTCCACCACAACGAGACTGGCGTTCCATGCGTCGTAAACCTCAATCACACGGTCAAGCCACTTGTCCACTGAGTTCTTGTTAGAGCGCGTCAGGGTGGCATCTTGTAGGACGTAGGCATGTGCGTTGCAGGTTTCGATGGAGCATGTAGAGGGTTGGTGAGGGCCAGAGGCGGCCACGATAATCCCTGTTTCGTCGGCGTTCTGCCCAGAGGTCACGGACGGATCAACGCCGACCACGATGCGGTAGAAATCGTCGGGGGTTATAGCGATCATGCGGCGTTCGGCAACAAGAGTTCAGCGCGCCCTGTCTCAATCATCTCTAGGTTCCACATAGCACCTTCGACGTCGGTCAAGAGGGTTCCCATCAACTCTTGCTCACCGATGCGGGTTCCCTCATAGGCGGCCAGAACACTCTCCTTGAACGATGGTGCAAGGTTGGAGAGGTTCTCATAGGTCGTGCCTTGAGTAATCACGGTAGAGGCGCGCTCCATGATTTGTCGCACTAACTTGACGCGCTTAGGGGTCGAGGTGATGAGAACACGCGGTCGAGTGCCGAGGCGCAGACCGAGCATGAGGTTGTTGTATGAGGTGTCTAAGGTGTCACCCTTCGGCGCATCTGTCCATGCGGCCAACTCGTCGCACCATGCCGCGTCGTGTTGCGGTCCACGAAGTTGGCTCGGGGCTGCGGCAGAGTAGGTGAAAGCCTGCGCTCCGTTCGGCCAGACCAATCGGCGTTTCGTCGGTTCGTGATGTGGTCGAGGGTTGGGCGCAGAGCAGTTCATAATCCCACTGTCCCCGTAGATCATCACATCTCGGACGTCCGCAGGGGTTCTACCAACGAGGGCGATGCGCTTGTAGCCTTGGTTCCATACGAGGTCGAGAACCCACTCAGCCCCGCCACGGGTCTTCCCCGTTCCACGTCCACCACTGTAGAACCATGCCAACCACGAGGTATTCGGGTCTTCCTTTGGGGGTCGCTGCGCTGTGCGAGCGTGCTTGCAGAACGGCGTATGTTGCCCGTCAATCGGGTGGTCGCACCAGTGAAATCCGGCGTGCGGTTCGCCATCACAAGTCGCTCGGTTGCAATACCAACGGCGCGTGGGGGTCTTCTCTAGGCGGTCAAGTTCAGCGAAGACAACGGCGAGTTCTTCTGAGGTCAAAGCCGACAAGATGCGCTCCCGATCCTCAACCTTCGCTTTCAGCAGCAGGGCAATAGTCGGGTTCACGGCTTCCGAAGGAATGAAATCAACAATGCAGTAGCGAAACCGATGCCGGCGCACTCAAGATACGTAAGCCAATGGTGAGACATTTCACTAACCTCCTACTACAAGGTTAGTGCAGTTCCTACTTGATTGGCGGCTTGACGTAGGAGTTTCCCTTGAACGGGTGGTTCTTCCGCAAGTCCACGACAACATCATCAAGGGTCGCATCGGTCAGGGCTAGGGACTGAGACAGTTCCGTAATCGTCTGTTCTTGATCGGTAATCATGTCCTTGAGCGTCTTGACTTCTTTCTCAAGTGCGGTCAGGCTCCCTTCGACGATGACTGCGAGTTCGTAGAGGGTTTGCGTCCTGCGCTTTACAGCACGGACTTCGCCTCTCAGGTAGTTGAGAGCGTCCTTGACTTTGCTCTTCTTCATCGGTGGTTGCCTTTCCTTGATCGTGCTGGTCTCTTCGGATTGGAGTTCGGCCCGGGCTTCTGTCGGGGGTTTTCAGCATCAAACGCTGCCTCAACTGCCCGTGCTTCCTCAATCGTGTAGTAGGAGCCTAGATTAAACTGCACTCCGTTGCGATACCGGCGAGCCATGTAGGGTTTGCGAACCTTACTGGGCGTCACAACCTTGCGCTTAGCGGGGTAGATTTCAGCATAGGCTTGTTCGGCTGCGACTGCCTCTTCACGGGTAGGGAAGTTGCCGAGAAACACACTCGTTGCATCGCGCTTTACCCTTGCTGCCCAAGTGTTGTGTCTTGTCATTGACGGCATCAGAACTCTGTCACTTCGTTCGTCCAGATGACCTCAACATTACGCTTTCCACCAACGCCCGTATTCTCTCGGAGTGGGCGGAAGGGTAGGTAGTCTCCACCGGCTCCCTCACAAGCGATGACTTGACCTCTGCGGCTCTGTATCCACTCACCGAGCATCTCGTAGTCAATCATCTTGCTGCTGAACCTGTAGCCGGTTCCCGGATCGCCCTTGTATGGAGGGTCAATAAACCATGTCGCCTCAATGTCGGGGGCTGTAGTGAAATCCCCCTCAATGACTTGCCAATGCTTGACCTTGTGGAGTGAGGCACTCATGGTTCGGCGGCTATTGTTCCAGTTCTGCGCCATGATCTCAGTCACGGTCATCTGCTTGTATCCGAACGCTCCCTTACTGACGCAGTGAAGGATTTGCAGGAAGTCTGCGGACTTCTCACCCTTCGTCAGTGGTGGTAAGGCATCTATCTCTGCCTGAGTAGCATCGTTGATGAGCCACTTCCAGACCTCAACGACCTTCGGGTCGCGCTCGACCAGAATGACTTGTCGCTTCCAGTTTTCACCATGAAGGGCGTATGCCGCCGAGCCTGCGAACGGTTCGATAATCGTGTCGTAGGTAGGTTCGGGATACCACTTGGCTAGTCGCTTCTTCCGCCCGTAGTAGTAGAACACGGAGAACTAGTCCTCAAGTTTGTCGGATTGACGGGGTGTGTCGGTCTTCATTTAGTTCTTGTCTGGTTCTGATCGGTCAGTGGTGCGCCGAGAAGGTAGTGGGCGATTTCAGCATCGGTGTAGTCCGGCTTGGGTGGACACTCGCAGGGCTTGTGTACCGTGTAGCGACCTGTGCGGACAATAACTGTCGTGTGGGAGCAGAGCAAGGGTTCACCTCCGTTAGAGGAACTACCCTACTACTCTTCGACGCTAGCCACCAATCGGCGCAACGCCTTGACCTCAAACTTGACCATCGCCTTCTGCTTCTTCAAGTAGGCCAACTCAGCCTCTTTGTGGCGCAGTTGCTCGGAGAGAATAACGTATCGTTCTGAAGGGGTCATAGTGAAATCATACCTTCGGTGCGTGAGATGCATGGTCTTCTCTCGGTTGCGCGGTCGTGCGCCGACACCACCAATCCTGCGTCAAAGTGTGGCGATACTGGTGTCCAGAGGGGTAGATGCTCTCCCCACAGTTCTTGCAGATTTCCCTCATCGAGTAATCCAGACCGCAAGAGCGATTGCTCCCATGAGAAACCCTCCAACGAACTCCATTACTGCGAGTGCGATCATCGTTTCCACCTCTCCATCTCTGCGTCGTTGCTCTCTTGTTGTTGCGCCATGGCGTTGCCAAGGGCTTCTAAACAGTCCCACCAGCCTTCGCAGTAGCCCTTATAGTGGTCGCTCGGCGGTTCCCCGATGGTGTCGGGTGGTTCAGGCTTGTTGGCGAGGACACGCTCGTAGATGAGGTCTAGGAGCAACTTCTCTTGCCGGTTGATGTTGGCGATGACTTCTCGGCTCATTGGTTTCCACCTTCCTTGGACAAAGTTGTTCCTGTAGGGGTAAGTTTCTCCCCGCACAGTGGGCAGTAGGTGTAGTCAATCCATTGGAAGTCGGGATTGGCTGCGCTCGGCAAGATTTCACTACCGACGATGTGCTTGCACGGGGGCGGCGTGGCGATCAACTCTGCTTCCACCCAAGCGTCATCACGACCCTTGCTATCGACAACCGTATAGACGGTGTCTACTTGTGTCACGGTAAGGTCGCCCCACTCCGGGTTGGCAATCAGCCGCACACTGTCACCCAACTTGAACTTCGGCGGCTTGACTACGGGTGCGGGAATACCTTGATAGTCATCTGACGCAACATTATGGGCGTCAATACTATTCACTGCCATAACATTCCCCTCTTCTTCTGGTCGGTGTGTATGGAGAACCTTGCCTTCGGGCTGCTCGGAAACATAGCAGACCACCGGCCCCCAATCAGTTGTCCGAGAACCATCGGTGGGCTCAAAGTCCCCCCACTCGTTTTCACTAACCTCTTTACCGCAACGCTGGCATCGAGCCATCAGTCTTCCTTAGTACCAGACCAGTTCGCAACACGGTAAAGGTCTTGATTTGCTGGTTCATAGTTTCTCGCCACACTTCGGGCAGTAGTCGTGCGTCCAGTAGGCAAGCGGTGTGTTCGAGCCGTACCGATAATGACCGGAGCCCCTGACGCCGACCCAGTGGTCGCAGGTGTCCGTTTGTGCAGGGCTAACTAGTCCGTTGGCGCGGTTGTCGTGGTTCTCAATGGCTCGCTCGATAGTGGTTGCGAGTTCTGCCTGCTTGTGATCGTTGGTAAAGGCTGGCAGTTCGTCGTACCACACTAAGATTTGCTCGGCCTGTTCACGGGTCACATACAGGCAGATTATTTCACTAAGCCGCTTTAGCCCACTCACGGCTTACCGCCGAGCATCCAACGAACCTGTCGCACCGCTTGGTTGTTGAGGTGCTTGTCAAGTGGCGTCACTTCCGTAATGGTTTCATTACTCTTTCGACGCTGCATCTCTGCGTCGTGCTGTTCGATGGCGCGCTCAATGCTTGCGGCGAGTTCGGTGTCCTCATTCGTCGCCATGTTCACCGCGTCAATCATTTCGTACCAGTCCACCAGTTGCTTGGCATGGTCACGACTGACGAGCAAACGGATCGGCGGGTTTGACACGCGGTTGTCTCGGTTTCCACCACGACCCTTCACTGTGCCAACCTCTCTCCGCAATCGGGGCAGAACCGATAGGCCTTACTCGGTGTCATCTCACGACCTTCGGGGTAGTAGCCGCGAATGTGGTTGCAGACGCGCTTGACGAGCGTGAGTTGGTCATCTTGCCAGTGGCTCACCCTGCCGTTGCTCTCCACTCCATAACCGACCACGACCTCAGTAATGGTCAAGTCGGGTGAGTTCGGGGCATCAGTGACCCTTACGACGTCACCGACATTGTATTTACTCGTCAAGATCACAGTCCACTCACCTCGTCGTAGGCTTCGATGGCTCGGATAACGTCACACGGCCAATAGAGGGGCAAGGTTCCGTGCGGGCCCATACAACCGGCGCACATGGACACACTGCCCTTCCGACCTTGGTGTTGTAGGACAGGGGCGTGTTTGGCACGTAGGGCCTCTACGATTGCCACAGGGTCAGGCATTGGTTCCTCTCAGTTGGATTACGCAGTCTTGAGATTACGCGTCACGAAGACGCCGCGCAAACTCGGTTCCTGTTCCATAATCAAGCGCGCATACCGAGAACGGTAATCGTTGCAAATCTTGAATGGATCGTCGGTCACGGTATAGACGGTGTAGTCCCATCGCAGTCGCTCAACGAGTAGGGCGATACCCATCTTCGGCGCACGGCCTCGACTGCGCTGCGCGTCGCAGAACTGATTGGCAAGTCGGACGAGGTGCGAATAGACCCACGGGTTCGCCGCGTGGAACGCCTCAAACCGTTGTTGGATTGTCGCTCCCTTCGTGTAGGTCGGGGCGACGAACTCAAAGAGTTGCTGCTGTTCCGCGCTCACTCTCCGTACTCGTCGGTCTCGTCCATGAACTCGGCGTAGTCCTGCCATGTTGCGAACCCTGCGGGGGCCTTGCCGTAGATTGCGACCATCTCGGCCTCGGTCTTCGTGTTCTTGGTCATTGTGTCTTCCTCTCAGTAGTCAGGTTGTTCAGGAACTTATTGTCGCAGACGGTTGCGACGCTGTCAAATCGGGAGTGGTGAACCCTTACTGCCGTGCGGCAATCTTGAGAGCACTCTCAACCGCCGACTGTGAGAACCGGAACTTCTTGTTCGTGGCAATCTCGGTTCCCATAAAGGGGAACTTCGGGGCGCGGAGGTTCACACCATCGAGGCGGAACTTCTGACCGCGAGACATGAACTCTGCGCCAAAGTCTTCGGCGGTCACGGTGGTTCCGTAGAGGGAGTTGAGGTCGCGGGCAAACTTCGCCGCTTCAGCACCCGCAATCGCGAGCGTAAACGAACCCTTGAGGTTGCCAACGGTAGGGTCGTAGCGGAACGAACCGGGCACATAGGTCAGACCGAACTGTTCGGCAACTGCCTTGAGTGCCTTGTCGGTTTCGGCGGCGAGCAACTTGGTAGCGTTGCGGTCCATCGTGGTAATCGGGGTCATGCTTCCTTCTTTCGTGGTCAGTTGGTTTACTACATCACTAATAATACAGAACGGTTGTGCCGGCGTCAAATCGCTATGAGGGGCTGCCTACCGTGTTTCTAATCGGAGTGAGGCGATCGTCAATGAGACGTACCACTCGCTCTTGCCCTCACACAGGACTTCGTAGCCCTTGTAGAGATAGTGACCGACCGCGAGTTTCTTCGGCGCGGTCATGGATCACCACCAACTATCGTAGTAAATCGTCATGTCGCTGCCGATAGCCTCACGGGCCTTCGCAATAAAGGCTAGGTCATCAAGTTTGTCTTCGGGTTGCGACTGCCCAAAGAAGAACCCTTCCGTTTCCGGTAGGACTTCGCCATTGACCGCACTCTCAAGGTCGGACAGGTCTTGGAAGGTGACGAGAACCGGCTGGCAGTTGAACACAACCTCGCCCGCGAACCAACCGTCTTCTTTCGGTAGAGGGGGTTCGCCTGCTGCGGTGGCTTTCGTGATCCAAAGGTTCTGCATCCAACCTTGCAAGTTCGGGTGCTTGCGCCACTGAGCAATCTTCGTCACAACGGCGATGCCCTTGTTCTCCAACTCGGTGCGCTCGGCATCACCTTGTTCGGTGTGCCACCAGATTGAGGTAGGCGTGTTGTTCGGGTGCGGTAGCACCGCGTAGGCGTATTGGTCAAGTCCCATTAGTTCGCCTCCACCTTCGCAAAGAGTTGGTCGTTCAGCAGTTGCATCAACGCTTCGTTGGTCACGATGACCGTCTCGTACTCGACAGAAATGGCTTCGTCAATAATCGGTTCACCCGACATGACGTCGTATTGCGCGAGATGGAAGACGTCGGAGGCGTCCCACTCTGCGAGGTCAAGCGGTTCGTCAACGCGAACTTCGTGACCATCGAAGAAATCAAACTGCTCCAATGCCCACTCCGTCGGAGTGACGTCAAGGTCAAGGATAGCGACACCTTCCCTGATGCCGCTAGTCCACTTTACGACGCGTGTGCTGGGCTCCATGTTCCTCACTTGTACACCGCCACGACTTGACCGTCAAGGCCGATGCCGGCGGCGTTGCGGAGACCGCCTTCGCCTTCCCAGATGCAATAGATGTGGATTGCGCCGGTTTCGCAGTTCACGTGGTTGGTCATTGAGACAATGACGCCTTCGGTGGTTCCGGTGTAGTTGCCCTTCATGTCGAAGTGCTTGACCACGATGAACTTGCCGACCTCAAGGATCGCTCGTCCGTGTCCCTTGTAGAAGTCCTTGTAGAAGGTCTTCCCTTCGTGGTGCTTGGTGTCTTGGGTGATGGTCACTTCTCTGTTCCCTTCGTCAGTTGGTTCGTGTGTTGCAAATACATTGTGACAGACAGTTGTGACGCCGTCAAGTCAATGACTTAGAACCACTCGCTCTGGCGCGCGTTCCAATCATTATTGGGCAACTGCTCTCCGACATTACCGAACCAGATACAGGCAACTGCCGTGTGCTGCTCGCCGTTGTAGGTCACATCGCACTCTTGAATGGTGTAGCCCGCGTTGCTCTCCATCTTCAGCATTGAGATTACGCGGTCACTCATCGGCAACTCATAGAGTTCACCGATTGTCTCTTCACTCATGTTTCCTGTCTCAACGAGATAGGGGTAAACGCGGTGCTCTCGTCCGTAGTGCAAGCGCGCGCCCTTCATGGTGACGATGCCGAGGTCTTCGATGATCTCGTCCTCAATCCAATCGTGCAGGCGTTGTCCCTTGCGGAGTGTGCCGTAGGCGAAGAACAGGATTGTTGGCATCTGTTCTGCCGCGACTTCGGCTCCGATGGTGTTCTGGTCAGTTGGGGTAGTTGTCATGGCCGACATGATACAGAGCCGTTCGTCGGGCGTCAAATCGAGTTGCCACTCATTGACTTGACAAGTGCGGACTTATGACCGATAATACGCGCCACTCACCCGACAAGTGGTGACGAGTGCGGAGGCGAAGATGGGCGGCAAGGCAAGTGCAGTGAAGGTGGTCTTCATGGATCACATAGCGGTCGCGGTATTGCAAGACACAACGGAGCCGGTGTCGTGGCTCACGCGCAATAGTTATGTGCTGCTCGGTGACGTTCGGTTTGAGCCACGCGTCATCACCGTTCCCGTCCGTCACTTGTTGAGTGGCATGACGAGCCTCGCGAAGATTGTGACGATGGACTTGGAGTGACTTGACTTCACCACTTATCTGCGCGATAATAATCGGGCAATAGAAACTGACCATGAGAGAGGAACCTCTATGAACATGAAACCGACGCTGGCCAACATCGAAGTTATGGCAGAGCGATTGGGCGCAACCGTTGAGTTCAGTTGGAGCGCGGTTGAGGCTCCTGTCGGTAAGGTCTGGGCCGCAACCCTGTCGCACAGTCTCGGACTTGAGAACGAAGTGGATTGGTCTGACGATAGGCGCACCATCACCGCACAGTTGCGACGGTCATACAAGTCGGTGCTTGAGGACATGACCTATCAAGAGGAACAAGGCGAGTGGGACGACTGCGACGACCCTGACTGCGAGTTCGATGGTTGCCCGATGTATGAGGTGACGCGATGAACATGACGCCAACCTTGTCAAACATTCGTCGCATGGCCGAACGACTTGGGGCGACGGTAGATACCGAGCGCGGTTGTGTGGTCGTGGCCCCTGTCGGCAAGCGATGGGAAATCAACGGTGGACACACGATTGACGTCAACGACTTTGACCCTTGGGTATGGCACTCAAAGGAAGGATACCGTTGGGCCCTTGAGGGCATGAAGTATCAAGAGGGGAAGGGTTGGCTCGACTGCGCCGATCCGAAATGCGATTGGGTGGGTTGTCCGGTGGGTAATGCCAATCTCGGCTACGCCTAAGACTTGACGAGCGTCACACCTATCGGCCATACTAAATACATGGCAACGACCACTGACTACGAAGTGACAGGAACGAAGATGATCACCATTCACATTCGCCCGCAGTCTGGCAAGTACGCGATTGTTCTCCTTGACCCGCACAGCGATCAGGAAGACACGATTGCCAATCAGTTCGCATCGAAGGCGGACGCTGAAGCGTTCGTGACCGAACACATCGGCCAGATTGTTGAGAGCAACCGCCACCCTATCGGCGGCACTCTCCACTCTGTCAAGTGTGAGAACCCTCTCAACTTCCTCTACAACTAACTGACCACAGAAAGAAGGAACACCATGACCACCGACCTGACTACCTTGTTGCACATTGAGCGACGCCTCTCGCAGTTCGTCGTAATCCTTGATGACCCGCACAGCGACGGGGACACCGAACTCGATGGGCCGTTCGCCTCTTACGACGAGGCCGAAGACTACATGACCGACATGACGAGTGACGAGATCGCCGACATTCTCGCGGACGTGTTCTCTAAGCACTACGAAGGTTCCATTTGACAAGTGCGCCACTTATGGCCCATACTTATCTCAATGACAACTGACCAGAGAAAGGCAGACATGACCTACACACCTACCGCCACCATCGAAGCCCGAGAAGACGAGATTGTTGTTCGGACGATTTGGAGTGGGCCCAACCTTGACCGCACGGACGGACACGCGTGGGCGTTCTCAGACCGCAGCATGCCTCTCGCGAAGCGTCTTGTGCGCGCCATCGAAGCAGGGGCCGCGTTCGGAACTCCCGAACTCCGCACTGATGCTCGGGGTAAGACTTACGTGACTGCCGACCCTAAAGTGTTCGGGCGCAAGGCCAACGCCGACCTCCGCCGGTTGGGGTTCTAACTCGGTTTGACGGCGTTGCTGCCGTTATGTAAGATGTAAGTAGTAGCAACTGACCACGAGAAGGAGAAACAAATGGCCCGAAGTTCATACATGGGATACAGCGGCTCAGGCGGAATGTGGGAAGCGCGAGCCGAGAAGCGTCGCGAACTTGACTACGAGTGGGAAGTGGAGCAGCGTCTCCAACGCCAGCACGATGCTTTGATGGCGCGCAAGAAGCGTCCCGCAACCGACAAGCAGATCGCTCTGTTCCTCAAGTTGGCCGCCACTCGCACTACAACGGCGGTTGATAAGAACGGTGGAGCGTGGCAACCTGCCATTGACAGGGTTGCGCTGCGGTTGGCGAACGAAGAGAACTACCGTCCGCGCGACCTCTGGATTAGCCATGTCATTGGCCTACTGAAGGGCGAAGAGAGCGCGCCGAAGGTTGCTGACGCACCCGCAGTTGTGCCGACCGCAGTTGCAACGACGGGTGACGCGCCTACCGAGAAGCAGACGAACTTCGTAAAGGTTCTTCTCCGCAAGCACGAAGTCAGTGAAGAGGTTCTGGCAACTGTCGAAGAGGCACTCTTGACGAAGGCGGGCGCATCGGCCTTGATCGGTCTTCTCAAGTCCATGCCTCTCAAGGTGTCGGCCTGATGTTCTTTCCGTTCCTCAAGTGTCCGTGTCGGGGGAAGCGATGCAACCTGAGCATCTGCTCTCCCCTGCACGGCAAGAGGTCGGGATACACGAAGAACCATTGTCGGTGTGAGGACTGCCTCACGGCCAACCGCCTCTACTTGAGGGACTACAACTCCCGCAGAGACGCGCACAAGGGCGACCCTCTCAAGCATGATCGGATCGGAACTCGATGCGACTGCGGCAATCCTATCTGCCGCCTATCGGTCAATGACGAGCGACACGGAACCATCGCCGGTCACAAGTGCAAGTGTGTCTGTGCGCCATGCCGTAGGGCGGCCGCCGACTACAAGAACGCCCTACGCGGTGTCACCCTGTCACCGGATCGCCCGATGAACTTGACGGGGCGACAACCGTTAGGTAATCTGTAAGCAACTGACTAGAAAGAGGCAGACATGGAACACGATTGCTACAAGGAACTCCCCGACGCTGATGCGACGTGGTTGTGCGGCGTGGACGAAATGACTTGCTCGTGCGGCAGGGAGTTCTACATCGAGCACGTGGAAGACTACGCACCGTCCGGATACGGAATGGTGATGATGAACACATGGTTTGACGTATGAGCCAGCATGTCTTCACACGCGGCGAAGTTGTCGAGGTGATTGACGATTGGAACCTCTTCGCCGGTTGTTTCGGCATCGTCAAGAAAGTCACCGATACCGCCCTCTACTTGCAGTTCGGTGTCGTGCGAAGCACGAACAACGGATTTGAGAATGGCCGCGACTTCATCTCGCAGATGGTCTGTAGCGCGAATGAGGTCGCACCAGCAAGCCCAGAACTCAACCCTCTCAAGTCACGGCCACACCGCAAGGGGTGGTACGTCGTGAACCTAGACCTATGACTACCTTCTTCACGTCCGATCACCACTTCGGCCACCAGAACATTATTGCCTACACGAACCGTCCCTACGCGTCGGTGGACGAGATGAACCTTGACTTGATTGCACGACACAACTCAGTTGTCAAGCCCGATGACGTCGTGTTCGTTCTCGGTGACGTCTGTATGGGGAAGTTAGATGACAGTCTCGCTCTGGTCTCTCTGCTGAACGGAACGAAGTATCTGATCCCCGGCAACCATGACCGCATGTTCGATGCCACCGGCGACAAGTATCGCAACGCGGCTGCGCGCTACACGGACGCAGGATTTGCCGACATTCTCAGTCTGGTGATTACCGATACCTACTCCTTCGGTAAGACCACTCTGACCCATTTACCGCCCTCTGGGGACAGTAGAGAAGACGATCGGTTCACCTCTCTGCGCCCGCAGATGCCCGCACACGGACTACTCTTACACGGACACACACACGGCCTCTACCGCAAGAGTGGTCGGTGCATTGACGTCGGGGTAGATGCCAACAACGGCTATCCCTTGAGTGAGGCAGACGTCGCTGATCTTGCCGCGCTCGGAGACGTGGACGCCTCCCCGATTGCCTAGTTAGGCAAGGTGCAGTTCACTCGCTTGACAGAAGACCGAATGACGCTTGCCGTCAAACAGGACTTCGATGGGCCAGACAACATCACTCGTCACAACTCGGACAACCGTTCCATTGGCCTGAGCCGGAACGACATGATCACCAAGGTAGTGCCGGATTTCCGTCACGGCATACACCCGTGCGCCCTCAGTAAGACCGTCTTCGATACTCATCGCTACCTCCAAGTGGCTTGACCGCGCCACCCTACACGCAATACCGCACACTCGACAAGGGGGCAGGACTATACGGGGGTAGAGTTAGTGAAATAGGGGTCAGAAAAAAATCTGGTTCCCACTCTGCCTTACTGTAGGGGGGTGGAGTAGGGTAAAGATTTCCGGAAGGGGTGAGGGGGGTCAGGCCGACCTTGATAATGATAAAAGCCCTTGAGATTTCTGGGGATTTCCGGAAGGGGTCTTTCACATAGGGCGGGGTCACATGACCAGCCCCCCCCCTATGTCGCATCGTGTCGTAAGAACCTCTCTATTCTAGTGAAAACAAGGGGTTGTTGTTCCTCTTGTCGGTTGTCTAGCCCCCCCCCCTAGCCTACTTGTAGAGAGGGATTTCACTAGAGATTGTGATGGGAGTGCGCTGTGATGGATCGGGGTTTGTTCCTGTTGCGGTTTGATGGATCGGGTTTCGACGGTCGAGTGGGGGTGGGGGTAGGGGATTTCACTAGTGCGCGCACTTACCTGCTGCGCTGTGGGGTTGCGGTTTGATAGCCCTTCCTTGTCGGGTGGCGGGTGTCCTGTTCCTCCATGTAGAGATGCAGAGCGTTCGGGGAGTATGGGGGCCATCGAAGAAATCTTGCAATAGGCCTTGACTTTGTGACAGGCATAGTGCATGATGGAGATGTGAAGCAACTGACCAAGGAGAATGAAGTGAACGCAACCATGAAGTTTGAGGCGACTTGCCCGAAGTGTGACACCGTGACGGTGCTTGACCTTGATGTTGAGGCCTGCCGGCAGTGGGTCGTAGAGAATGTGAAGTTGCAGGACGCATTTGCCAACCTCTCCGCCACCGAGCGTGAGGTGATCAAGTCCAACCTTTGCCCGCCTTGCCAGAAGCGGTTTGCGAACAGGGCATAGGGCGTATCGGAAATAATCTTCCGTTTGGACTGAACTTCGAAGGAACTGACCATGAAGGAGCAACCAATGACCAACGCAACCAAGACCCTTGATGCCCACTGCTCGATGTGTGGAACCGTGACCCGTGTTGAGGTGGACGCCGAAGCCTACCGGCTGTGGAGCGTTGAGGGTGTGAAGGTGCAAGATGCCTTCCCGAACCTCTCGCCTGCTGGACGCGAGATGATCAAGTCGGGCTACTGC